CGACGGCTGCGGCTGCACCGGCTGCGGCTGCCGGCTCTAACCAATACGGGTTCACTGTCTAATGCCACTCGACACATCGATCGCATTGCAGGCGAAAGCGCCTGAATTCAACCCGCTTCAGCAGGCGCTGCAGGTCGCGCAGTATCGCGCCTATAACGCGAACGGCTTGGCGGCTCAACAAGGGCTCGACGCGAACCGCGCGATCTCGGCCGCCTATCAGCAGGCGACCGATCCGACGACGGGCCAGGTCGACAACAATAAACTGATGGCGCTGATTAGCCAGAACCCGGCAGCCGGCTTCAAACTCGGCGATGTGGTGCAGGGCATCAACACGCAGAAGCAGCAGCAGCAGACGCTCGCGAAGGGTGACGTCGAACTGAACGACGCGCAACGAAAGAATTACGCGGGCGGAATGCAGTTCCTGACGCAGCAATTCGCGACCGTCGACCCTAACGATCCGAATGCAGCCGGAAAGATCGCGCAGATCGGATTGGATGCGGTGCAACAAGGCCATGTCCCGATGAACATGTTCAAGGCGACGATCGCACAGTTTCCTGACGATCCCAAGCAATTGCCGCAGTTCATCAAGCAAAAGCTCGCATCGTTCCAAGACCCCGGCGCGCAGCTCGGCTCGATCACGCCGAAGCCTACGCAGATCGACAATGGCGGCTCGATTCAGTACGCCGACACGAATCCGATTTCGAACCCGAGCATCATCGGAACGAACATCGCCAAGACGCTCGATCCGACGACGGCGACGAGCCCTGTCAGCATCATGGGGCCGGGCAACACGCCGGGCATCGTGCCGCGCGGCTCGCTTCCGGGCTTTGGCGGAGCAGGCAGCCCGCCTCCGCTGCCGTCCGTCGCGCAACCGGCAAACATGCCGACCAGCAACGGGCAGGCGGCGCCGCTTCCGGGCGGCCCCGCTCCGGGCGCTCCGCGTGGGTTCGTGGCAACCGGCGCCCCGATGGGCGTGCAGGACGCGAACGCCGGCAACGTCGACGTCGTGAACAAGCATTGGGCGACCGTCGGCGCCGACGCGCAGAACGCGCAGACGAACATCGGCATCGCGCAGAACATCAAGGCGTATGCAGACAAGGCGCTGACCGGCAAGCAGGGCGACAAACTGGCGGCCGTGAACGGCTTGCTCTCAGTATTCGGGCAGGGCGGGCAGACCGACATTTCGACGGCGACCGACTTGCTGCAGAAGAACATGGCGCGTCTGTCGCTCACGTCGCGTCAAGGCGCGGGCGGCACGGACGCGGCCGGCGCACTGGCAACGGCTGCGAACCCGCACGGCACGATGACAGCGGAAGCGATCAAGGATGCAGCCGATCAGGTTATCGGCGCGCAGAAGATGGCGCTCTCGCAACAGAAGCTGTTGCAGCCGTTCAAGCTGAACAACGACGTTGCCGGCTATCAGGCGGCACTCACGAAGTTCAACGACGCCGCCGACCCGCGCGTGTGGCAGTTCCAGGGCATGACGCCGGATCAGCGCGCTCATTTCAAAGCCAGCATGAGCCCCGCGGATCAGAAGGCATTCGGCAACAAAATCCGCACACTTGAAGGGATGGGTGCTATTCAATGAGCCTTGCCGACGATTTCGACTCGATAGGCGCCGCGCCGAAGAAGGGCGGCGCTGCACCGGCCGCGCCGACTGCAGCAAAGCCTGCCGCGTCTGCTGCGCCGTCATCGTTGGCGGATCAGTTCGACGCAACCCCGACGACTGCAGCAGCGAAGCCGGCCGCGCCGGCACAGAAGCAACCCGCAGCGCAAGGGCACGACACGACGCCGCTCGACATCATCGGCGGCGCTGTCGAGCCTATCGCCACGATGGCAACGGGCGCACTCGGCAGCCTGGCGGGCGGCATTACTCGCCTCGGTGCGGCTGCGCTCGGCAGCAGCTACAAAGACGCGCAGGCGACCGGCAACAAGGTCACTGATGCGCTGACCTATCATCCGCAGACGCAGGGCGGCCAGCAGGCTCTGGCGGGGCTTGGCGCGTCCGCAACGGGCATCAAGAACGCCGTCATGGGTTCGCCTGTCGGCCCGGCAATCTCCGCTGTCGGCAAAGCCTACGACGACACGTTCGTGAAGGGCGCGACGAACCCGCTGATGGCGACGATTAACGATCAGGTTCCGACCGTGACGGCAAACCTTGTCGCGCCGGCTGCGATCAACGCCATCAAGGGCGCACCGAACGCACTGCGCGCGGCGATTGCGAAGCCTGCTGCGGTTGCTGAGCGCGTCGAGCCGAGCATCGGCGGGGCGCAGGCTGCACCGCAAGCGGCACCGTCGGCGACTGCTCAGGCTGCGCCGGCTGCTGCGGCGCCGAACGCATCCGCACAAGGCGCGACGCTGCGAGGCGTGGGCGCGGCCGAAGCGAATACGAACCCGTATGCCGGCCAACTTACCGGCGAGGAAGCGGCGCGCGGCGGAAGTAGCGCATTCCCGCAAGTGAAGGTCGCAAAGAGCGCGGGCGATGTGCCGGACGCAGAGCAGGCGGTTCGCGCGAAGATCGCAAACGAAATCCTCGGCGAAGATCACGGCCAGGTGCGAACGGGCGTCGTCACCGGCAACGAGGACACGCTACGAAGCGAACACACGCTCTCGCGCAGCTCGGACAACTCGCCAGAGCAAGTCACACTGCGCGCGCAGATCGCCAAGGAACAGCAGGCGCTTTCCGACTACGCGCAGCAGCGTGTCGAGGCAACGGGCGCGAATCCGAACCTCATCAACAACGAGCAGCGCGGCCAGGTCATCAACGACGCGTTCCACGGTGAAGGCGGCCTGTCTGATTACTTCAAACAGGCGAAGAATCAGATTTACGATCAGGCGAAGGCCGAGTCGGGCGGCAATCCGATCCAGTCAACGCACGTCGACAACCTGCTCAAGGATCCGCAATTTTTGGCCGAAGCCGAGCGCAACGGCCATACGGGCGTCGTGTCTGGCGCGGAAAAGCTGATCGAGCTCGCGCGCACGACCGGGTTTAAAGACCCAATCACAGGCGAAGTGCATCAGCCCGGAAGCGTCGGCGCATGGGATGCGGTGCGCAAGTCGAACAACGCCGGCTGGTCGCCGGACAACGCGCGCACGATCGCGGCTATCAACCGCGCGATCGATCAGGACGTTTCTGCCGCTGCGGGCTCGGATGCCTACAAGCTCGGCGACGCCATCCATCGGGCAGAAAAGACCGTCATGGACACGCCGGCGATCTCGAAGATTTTCGGTGGCGCAGATGCGAACGGCATCAAGGACGGCACAGCACTGGAAAAGCTGACGTCGAAGCTGAACAACATGCCGTTGGATCAATGGCGCCACGTCTACAACACGCTCGACGATCTGTCGCGCGGCATCGTGCGCGGTGCGCCGGAAGGCATGCCTCCCGTTCCGCAAGAGCTGCAGCAGTTGGCGGGTGCGGCGCGCAACGAAATGTCAGGCGCGCTCGCGCGTGAAGTTCACGAGCAGGGTGCGGGCAAGACGGGCGTCTGGAATCAGAACAGCGTCAACAAGACGCTGAACTCGGTTGTCGGCCAGAAGATCACCGAAACTTTCCCGCCTGATGAAGTTGGGCGCTTTCACACGCTGAACCTTGGCGGGCAGATCATGCCGGGTGTGCATTCATACGAAGGCGCAGGGCTTCAAATGCAGCGCTTGAGTAAAGAGAGCTTGATCGAGAAGCACGCGGGCAAGCTCGGCGCGTCGATTGGCGGCGGCATTGGTGGCGCCATCAGCGGCGGTGCAGCGGCCGGTGCGGGTGCGGGAGCAGGAAACTGGGCGGGTAACAAGCTCGCTGCCGGGCTTGCCGCCAAGCGACTTCAGGGTGATGCGAACAAGCTGCAGGAGATCATGCGCGCGAACTCAAAGCGTGGTCAATAGGCGCGATGATATTGACGAGCCAGTCCCAAACCCACTGACTATCTTTGTCGTCGACTAGCGCCGCATAGATCATCAGCGGAACCCAAGCCTGCGTGACGATCACGAGCACGAGCGCCAGCACCCGAAGCAGCCATTTAACCGTATTCATCGCTTCCCCTTGAGCCCGCCACAGTGCGGGCATTTTTCATTCTAGGTCGCCATTGTGCGGCCTTTTTGTTTTTGAGGCCACATGCAGCTTCTACAAAACGGGAAACAGCAGTTTATCGACCAGAACGGTTCGCCGTTGGTTGGCGGCCAGGTGTTTTTCTATGCGCCAGGAACGACAAATCCGGCCACGACCTATCAGGACGCGGCTGGCAACACACCGAACAGCAATCCGATCGTTTTGGATTCGAACGGACAAGCGACCATTTGGGGAACGGGAACCTATCGCCAGGTGGTGCAGAACGCGGCGAGCGTCACGATTTGGGATCAGCTCGTGCAGACGTCGGATGCGGGCTTTCTGGCCTTCCAAGCGAACTTGGCCAACGCATCGTCGATTGGCTATGGCGACGCGCTTGTCGCGGTGAAGCAACCGCTCGGAAACGCGGTGGCGCGCACGCAGCACGATCACAACGCAGATTATGTGAGCGTCAAGGACTTCGGCGCGAAAGGCGATGGCGCGACCAATGACACGGCCGCATTCAACAACGCCTTCAACGCGGCGAAGGACGTCTATATCCCGCCCGGAACATACAACGTCTCGATGGTGACGATCCCTGGCGGCTGCCGGGTCCGCGGCGCAGGGAAGGGTGTAACGACGCTCGTGTGTCCGGCGACAGCCGATCATGTTCTGCTTATTTCCGGCAGCGCACATCTTAGCGGGCTCACGGTCAACGGCAATCAAAAGGCGAATACCGGCATCTTGATTAACGCCGATTACGTTCAAATCGAAGAAGTTCACGCACAGTACTGCGCGAACGGGTTTGCCGCATATCGCGATGTGTGGAGCCTGACGAACACGTCGACCGACAACAACACCAACGGGTTCTATAGCGGGAATCGCGGCATCAACGCGCGCATGTTCGGGCACACCAGCAACGGCGGCGACACGTATGGCATCCGGTTCAATTACACGGATCAGCAGCCGCAGGGCGTGCAGATGATTGGCTGCCTGCTGTTCGGCAATCAGTTTGGCCTGTTTTTCGATAAAGATGCGTTCTCGATGGAGTTTGGCAGTTCGATCATCGACGGCTGCACCGATACGGCGATCATGTTTCTTACTGATGTGCCGCTCGGGACGTCCACTGATTTTTATTTCCATCACTGCTTTCTCAGCTGCACGCCCACGGCCAATAACGTCATTCTGATTAGCCCAGGGCATACGCATCTGGTATTTGAATCAAACGACATTTCGAACGGCTACAGCGGCATCGCGGCGACTGCATCCGCTACGACCCGCGTCGAAAACCTGACGATCTCGAATTGCCAATTCGGCCTGAATCGCGGGCAGGATCTTTCCCTTGACTCGGTGAACGGGTGCGTCGTGGAGTCCTGCTGCTTCACAGGCGGCGGCGGCACGACTGACATTGCAACGGTTGGAACCTACACCGCGGGAACGAATCCTCCGGTTCAGGTCCGCAACTGCAATTTTCAGAACGGCCACACGCAGTCAGCGTTCTTGACGAACTTTACCGATTGCATCGGCTGGAAAACCAAAGCGCGCGGCACATCGATTCTTCCGGCGAGCACCTCGACATTGGTTGTCGCGCACGGACTGAACGCGACGCCGACGAACGTGATCTGCACGCCGAAGGGGAACGTCGGTTCCTTTTGGGTGGTAAACATCACGTCGACCTCGTTCACGTTCGCCTGCTCGTCCGCTCCTGGAACGAATACTGAGTTTTCGTGGGAAGCGAAGGCCGATTAATGGCCCGTCAAACAAATAGCCGTCCTTCGGGGCGGCTTTTCTATTTCTAGCCCATGAAAGATACCGCATCGGCCGTTGCTCAAACGGTCGCACAAGTCGCACCTCCTTGGTACGCAACTGCACTTGCGTGGAGTGATGTGAATTTTCCGCGCGTGTTGCTCGCGCTATCCGTCGTCTATACAGCGCTTCAGATTCACGCGTCGATAAAGCGCCTTCGCAAAGGGAAAGCTAATGTCGATGAATAGCCAGAACCGCCAAACACTGATCGCCGAGCTGCGCCGCGACGAGGGCGTTCGGTATGTCGTCTACAAGGACACGAAGGGCATCGATACGGTCGGCGTCGGCCATAACCTGCAGGCGAAGCCGCTGCCGGCCGGTTGGAAGTATCCCCTCAACGACGTTCAAGTCAATTCGCTACTCGACGACGACCTTGAGGATGTATTTCACGATCTCGACCGCAATCTTCCCTGGTGGCGCGATCTCAACGACGTGCGCCAACGCGTCATTGCAAACCTTTGCTTCAACATGGGGATAACGCGGCTGCTCGGGTTCGTGAGAGCACTCACGGCGGCTCGCCAAGGCAAGTACGGCGCCTCGGCAGACGAACTGCTTAACTCGACGTGGGCCGGTCAAGTAAAGGGCAGGGCGACCCGCCTCGCCGACATGATGCGCAAAGGGGTCTGACATGGACTGGAAATCGATACTCGGCGGCGTTGCGCCGACATTGGCGACGGCTCTGTCTGTCGTTGGCGGCCCGGCCGGCATGGTGGCGGGCGCTGCGTTGCGCGCGGTAAGCGGCGCGGTGCTCGGGCATCAGGACGGCACAACCGACCAGGTGACGCAGGCGATTCAAGCTGGCCTGTCGCCGGACGCGATTGCAGCGCTTCAGAAGGCCGACAACGATTTCAAGGTTCAGATGGCGCAGATTGCCGCGGCGACCGAACAGGCGAGCATTAAGGCCGGCTCTGACGCCATCGGCGACGTCAATGCGACGATGCAGAGCGAATCGAAGTCGGATCACTGGCCGTCGTACACCTGGCGCCCGTTTATCGGCTTCACGTTCGGCTTTTACATCATGTCGCTGTTCATCCTGCCACTGTTCAAGGTGCAGCCGGTTTCGCTGTCGGCTGATCTGACGCTCACGATCGGCGCCGTGCTCGGCGTTGCGTCTTTCTTTCGTGGCAAGGCACAAGCAGATCCGCGGATCAACACCGACAACCGCGGCTAACTCACTTACTCGGTAAAGAATATGACTGGCACTGTCACACTTAACCAGCTTCCCGCCGCCTCAGTTCCGCCTGCGTCTGGCGTCATCCATGCCTACGATCCGGCTCAAGCGGTTGGCCTGCGCGACGTCGGGCTGGCGGTTACTGCTTTCACGACGCCGACACAAGCTGCGGCCGCCGCCCCGGTTCAGTCGGTGGCCGGCAAGACTGGCGTCGTAACGTTGGCGGTCGCTGACGTGAGCGGCGCATGCTCTAACGCAGCGGCAGCAATCACAGGCGGATCGGTTTCGGGCGCAAGCGGGTCTTTCACGACGCTCAAGTCGAGCTCGAATGCGGCTGTATTCGTGCAGAACGTAAGCGGCCTCAGCATTCCGAACACGTCAATGACGACTGTAACGGGATGGTCGGCGGGAACGGATCGGAGCGGCAGCTTTAATACGACGACAGGCGTTTTCACTGCGCCGGCCAATGGCTACTATCTGGTTTCGTTCAAGTTCGGCTTGAGCCCCGCAACGAGCTCGGCGCCGTTCTTGATGCAATCGCGGATTCTCGTCAATGGAACGTCAGTCTCGGCAAACTTATTCACGCCAACGCTTTCCACTTCCGTTGCGTGGTCTGGCCCGCCTGTTGTGGATCTTATCCAGATGACGGCCGGTCAGACGCTGACGGTGCAGGCGTTCCAGTCATCGGGCGGCGCCATTGCGCTGACGACGACCGGCACGGTCACGACGCTATCGATTGCGCAAATTCCTTGAGATCGCGCGCAATGGGCTTGTGATAGACCAGGAGTGCGACGCCTGCATGAGAGAAACCCGCTCTTGCAGCGCGTCTCGCTCGCCCACTGCGAGCGCCAAAGAAGCGCGCAGCGCGTCGATCTCGACCTGCTTTGGGTCTGGCTGCTCGACGGCGGAATCGTGCAAATGCTGCCAACTTTCGATAACCCGCTCCTGATCGTCGATCGGGCGCAATGCGATAAAGAACTCGTATTCTCCCGGCGCCGTGTCGTAAAACTGGATGCATTCCAGATCGATCAGCCCGTCTTTTGCCAGTCGAGCGAACAGGGCGCCCATTGATCTCGGCGTGAACACCCAGCAATGGACGTCCACATATTCTCCGCTCGCCGATTGCTGCGCCTTATTCATGGCTTCCTGAATGCTGTTCTTCCGGACAAGTGAATCTGCGGCAATCTCGCCTTTCCATGCTGCTACCTTGTCGACGTCGACGTAATTGAGAACGAAGTCGAGCACGCGTTGAGGCTGCGGGACGCGGGCGCCGGCAATGTTCGCAGCGAGGACGTCAGCCGCTTCCGTTTCCCGGCGCAGATAATCGAACGTGAAGCGCTTGTCCGGAACGGCCAGCCGGATTTCCCCGCCTGGCTTCAGGACCGCGCGCAGTTCCGACAGCCACGCAAGCAGGTCGGGGACGTGCTCAATGACATGCGAGGCGATCACGTAATCAGCCTTCCGATCCTCGCCGATAGCCTGCTGAAGTGTATTCGCGCCCCATATCGCATCGACGTCGACGATCTCGTGAACCGGAACGTTGCCCTGTGGCCGGTATTTCTCCCGCAGGGATTCCGCGTCGGTGAAGTCCACATAGATGACGTCGCCGTCGGTCTTGCGCACCAGAGGCCACGCCAATGGACCGATCTCGACGCCATGCAATTTCGCGACATCTAGTCCGTCGAGCATCTTGGCGCGGCGATCCATATTTTTCTCACTTGACATAATAGAGTTTATCAACTACGCAACACGGCGCAGTGTAGCGGTCTTTTCCGGCTGCGCGGCATCGTCGAATAGGTCTTTTTGCCGCTCACTTTTGTAGCGGATCAGCACCGACATGCGTTTGTTGTGGTCGCCCTTAAAAATCACGTCGGGATTCAGGCGCCACACGCTTCGGCGAACTTCGCTCACGACGTTTGCAGCCTTGAGCGCGGCAATCAGCGCGGCAACTGTGCGGCGGCTGGTTTCGGTGTTCTCGGCAATCTCATCCAATGTTGCATAGATGCGGCTCTGCGCGTCAGCGTTGGCGAGCATCCACATCAGCACTTTCATCTTGGCGTTGCCTACCTCGTTCACAAGATCGAGGATTTCGTGCAGCCAGATTTTATGGAAACCGACATCGCCGACGGTTTTCTCAACCACCTGTGTATCGATGATCTCGCCGGTTTGCATGTCCTGAAGCTGGCGCGCGCCTTTGAAAACGGTTGGCATGTGGCGTCTCCGGTTGGAAAGTGCCGTCATCCTAGCACTCTGCGGTGCAGCGCTCAATACACCCTACAGTGCGAATTAACACACTGTAGGGTGCAACCAACACTGCATCGTTCAGTGCGAATTTTTGCACCTTTGAGTGCGAAATTTTGCACCGTTCTTTATATGGAATAAGGCTCTCCGGCCAATTTCCTCTTGATCTGTCTCTCAGGCTCTTTGCTTCCGATTCTCTCTCATTGGGGCAAGCCCGCAGGGCGCGTCAGTCTCAAGCGTGGGTAACTCACGTACCGCGCAGCGGCCGTCCACAGCCTTGTGCTGTGGGCGGGTGAGTTATCCATGCGGGGAATCTTCGAGGAGCTTGCGCAACCGCTTTTCGACGGCCGCCGTGACGCCAGCCAGCGCAATCGCGTGCATCGACTCGGGCGTGTTCTCTGCCAGATAGGCGAGCTTCATGTGCAGCGACTGCGGCAGACGCACGACAAACGGTTCCTTTACCTTCGGGTGTGCGGATTCCCAAGGGAGCGCCGCGGGCGCCTTGGCGGGCATCTCCGCGCGTGCTGGCGCGACATTCGCTGCGGGCGCTTCGTCGCTCGCCCGAACGAAAGCCATCGGATCGTGGAATTTCTTCTTTTCGGTCATTGCCAGACCTCGGCGGCCAGCGCGCGAATTTCGGAGACGGCTTTCGGATCGACTTTCGGGAATTCGGTCACGGCCATTCCATCGCGAGCCGTCAGACGAAACGCCTTCCGCTCGCTGATGACAACGCCGAGCAGCGTGTACTGCTGCAGCGACGCAAGCGCCTCGCGCATGTCGGCGACGTCGCTGGAATTGGCATTCGTCGGCGCCCGGTTGACGACGGCCAGCGCGCGCAGGTCCGGATTGAACCCCCTCGCCTGCTCGACAAGTCTATCCATCGTGCCGAACGTGAACAGGTCGAACTGGCTCGTCTGCGCCGGCGTGACGATCGTATGGGCTACGAGCATTGCGCTGCGCAGCTCCGCGGCGTCAGACCCGCGCGTGTCGATCACAATGTCGTCGTATTTCGGCGCCATTGCGCGCACCTGGCTCGCCAAAGTGTCGCCAAAGAGGCTGACGCACGTAATCATCGGCGTGATGCCCTCCCCTTCCCTGATCGCGTTCCACTTCGTCGCTGACTGCTGCTTGTCTGCGTCGATCAGCAGGACGTCGCGCCCCTCCCCTGCCCGCATTGCAGCAAACGAAACCGCAAGTGTGCTTTTCCCGCTGCCGCCCTTCTCCCCGCCGAAAAGAATGATCATTGCCGGTTCCTCGCATCATTTGATTTGACTTCGTTCCAAACGATAGCATATGGAATGCAATAATTCGATTCGACTTCAAATCACGTCATTTCATGTGAAATGATATGACTCGATTCCATTTCACTCTAGGCTGTGTCAGCCGCGCAACACAAAGTAATGGCTCAGTGTTGCGAAGGGTTGTGCATATATGTACTATGCAACTCCACACTAACTGATCGGACGAATAACAAGATGGGCGCTAACACAACGGCAGAAGAAAAACTCGCACTGGCACTCGCGGAGATCAAATACCTCAAAGAGCAGGCCCGCGCAGAGGCAACGAAGAATGCCCGTTACCCGTGGCAGAACCCGGAAGCAGTCGAGGAAGAGGGCGACAAGAATTACAACCTGGCGATAAAGGCCGATCTCCGCCTGAAAATCAAATGGATCATGCAAAACAAGGGCGGCGTCCGGTCGATTCAGGCGTTCTTCGACCAAGCCGGCAACAAGTTCGCTGCCGAGTGCCTAAAGGATCTCGGCGCGAACTGATGGCATCTACGCCGCCTGCCGCAGCGCGAACCGTTCTGTCGGCTTGCCGGCCCTGATCTGCACCGCCTTTCCCGCGTTGAGCCGCTTTGTGTATTCGGCGCACGCGCGCACATACTGGCGCCTGCTCACCGTTGCGACCAGCGCTTCGAAAACGTGAATGCCGCCGTTCATCGCTGCGAGCTCGGCGCCGGTCAATATGAACTTGCCGCGCGCTTGGAAGCGCTCGCACACGTCGATCATGGCGTTCTGCGTGTCGTAGAGCGCGCGCAGGCCGATCTCACGATTGCCCGCCGTCTCGCACAGGACGATCGCCACGTTCATCCCTACGACGATCGTGTCCCATTGGTCTTTCGTTCCTTCGCCGCGCGAGAGGGCGAGGGCGGCCGCATGGATTGACGTCAGCACTTCCAGCCGTTCTTCGCCCTTCATCGGCGCGTCGGCGTCATACAAATACATGACGTGGTTCTTCGGCTCGATCACCTTGCGCGGCTTGCGCGGCTTCTTGTTGCTGGGCATTATGCGAACTCCAATTCGAAACCCGTTTGAACCGGCGCCAGCTCGCGGACCCAAAACGTCGGCGACTGGTGCGACTCGATCCGCTCGCGCATCACTTGCGCGCGGGATTCCTTCGTTGCGGGCGTGTACGGGCCGCGCCATTTGCTATCGATTCCGACGTTCTGCCCGATGTTCGTGCTGTCGGCGCTGGCAAACGGAAAGCGCGTGAAAACGTCCGGGTCAAGCATGCGCAGGCCGTGAATCTTGCAGATCGGCCGGCCGCTCTTATCGCACAGAATGTCCATCGCTTCGGCCATGCGGACATACCAAGCTTGGGAGCCGACCGATGCGAACTCGCCGGAACTGCCGAGGCAGATGCGCGGCCATGCGAATGCCAGGCGTTCAAGGCGTTCAAGGCTTTCATGCAGATGCCAAACAGGCGCGCCGACCCAAGGCGCGTTTTCTCGCCAAGGCCATTCAGCGAGCAGCGCATCGTTCGCTGCTTCGTCGCCGTCGATGACATCTGGAATAACGGCAAAGTCGAAAGAGGGATAGCGGTGCAGTTCTGCGACCCATTCGTAAAACGGGCGCCAATCGGTTATCGGGTTTCCGCTGCGCCATGCGCTGAACGCGCCGTTGTCTACCGCAAAAGTCTGCGATACCTCAATTGCCAGCCCGAGTTGCTCGGGCCGCTGGAAGGAAACGAATGCATGTCCCGCATTGAGCACACGCAGGGCGGCCGTCGACGGCGTAATCGGTGTGCCGTGGTAGTGGATCATTCGAGCCCCGCCAGCCAATCAAGAGACACGCCGTAATACTTCGCCATTTTTATGAAAGTCGGCCAACTCGGATCGTAGACGCTATTTTCCACATCCCTGATTGTCGAAGCCTTGACGCCCATATCTTTTGAAATGATCTCTCTAGACAGCCCAAGTTCCATTCGAAGTCCCCGTGCACGCTCCCCAATACAGAGCGGTTCCTCAGGCCATTGCTTGAAAACGATCTGCACGGAAGCCATTACGCGGCCTCCTTCGCGATCGACTCGACAGCCAATGCGGCGAGCGTCCCCTTCTCGAACACGGTCGAACCAACTTGAACGCGCCTTGTGAGTCGGCCGAAATCCGGCGCCTCGAATCCGCGGCGCGTTTCGACGTCTACGCCGTGATGATGTGCGGCGAGGATTTGACGCCCCTTGAAGCGTGCATACAGGCTGTCTGCGATTGCCTCGTGATAGGCGGTTTCGTGCAGAGCTGCGGCCGTAACGATGTGCTCGACATGGATCATGTCTTGCGACTCGATCGTTAATGCGTAGACGATGACGACGCCGTTATTCGGGCATCGGCTGGTAAATTGGTGTCGGTAGATGTTCATTTCTTCTCCTTAGCGGCTAGGATTGCGGCGTGGACGAATGCGTGCACGTCCCACGGACAATCGCTTGTGTACGTGCCAGTCACCATTGTCCAGATTCGGTCAATCTCAGAGTCCGTCAGCGCAGCATCCTTTTCGGCGTCCGCACGCTCACTCGCGCCTGCTGCGTCATACTGGCTCGTGCTTTCCATCTGGATCGCTCGCCCGTCGATAACGCCTTGTCTGTGAGCCTCGCGAGCAATGATCTCCCATCCCTTAGGGACACGTCGCGCAGCGGGGCTTACGTGCTGCTTCAGCAATTCAAGAATTGCGTCTAGGTTGAGGCTCACGATTTCTTCTCCTTAGCGGGCTAGGATTGCGCGGGCGAAGTCAATGATTTCGTCATTGATGCCCGAAAAGTTGAATCGGTCTGCAATCTCCAAAATTGCGATGTCACCAAGCGCCGCATCCTTTTCGGCGTCCGCACGCTCAGGCGTAGGGGCTGCGGATTGGCTGTACTCGCATCGGCAACCGGCGCAAATGTCGGCGGGATTGCAAGCGCTTTCCGGCTCCGGCTGCGCCTCACGCGGTGCGCACTCGGCTTGCGGGACGGTGTAGCAGTGATACGAACCGTCCGGCAAATCCCCGAGATATTCGAAATCGGTATTCACCATTCCGTTGATTCCACGGTAACGGCTCACTGTCAGAACACCCACCGCCTCACCCTTGCCGCCATCGGCTCGGGCTGACAGTGCGGCTTGCCACTTAATAGCATTCGCCAGCGCGACAAATTGAGGCGTGTAAGCGTTAGGTGCTGGCATCAAAAACGCCAAGTCTTCAATAGCTGCCGCAATATTTAGCAACCCATCGTCTGCCGCGCGTTTTTCGTCTTTCATTTCCTCTCCTGTTATTCCGATCG